CTACCTTTTTTACTACTCGTTGATTACTTACTATGTCTATTACACACAACCTTGATTACTGTATCTCTAGTGTAGACCAAAAAAAAATTGAAACTTTTTCCAGACCAAGAGAGACCTTAACTAACAATAATAATAATATGGATTATCGTAAAGTTAACACTGACACACGCGACACTCCCAGAGTTCGTAAAACTATTGAGACATTACGAAAGCTTACAGGATCTATTGAAGATGAGTATATCCCATATGTTTTAAAGTTTACTAAGGCTCTAGAAACTAGTACATATAAGGCTTATCTTGAATTAAGAGAATTAATCTATGCTATCACGATATGTGATGAGGAACGCAATAATGTTTTTAAAAACTATAGGGCTATTGAAAAGATGTGTGAGATAGATGGAAATAAAAACCCTCTTAGCTTTATTATTCATATGGTTAATATGCTTATTGCTATATTCAAAGATGCTAATCCTACTATTAAAGTGTTTAGTTATAGTGTCTCATATAAGATATTATATGAGCTATCTGAAGCAACTGTTAAGCTGGTAGAAAAACAGTTATTAGAAGATAGTGCTCCATTATCTGAAACTTCTGAACCCAAGAATAATAAGAAAGAAACTCAAGCTGAACTAACAAGGTCTGCTAATAAAAAACAGTCACAGAAACAAAAAGAGCGTGCTGAATATGAGAGACAAGTCGCTGAAGCTAATCGCATCTTAGCTGAGCAAGAGAGACAAAAAAAGATTAACAAAGCTAAGAAAGCCTGTAAAAAACTATAGTTGCATTGTGTTGTTGTGTTGTGTTGCCTTTTAAGATAATATTACTTTTTTTCTATTAATATTCTTACTGTTATCAATTATACTTAACTTTACATTATTCGCTTCACCACCTTTTTTCCAGACGAACCACGCATAGGCATTTATACCTGTGTTATACTTTCCGTCTTCTTGCACTGTATCTTTTAACCAAGGCGGTCTTGAAAACATTAATACATTCGTTAACGGATAATCTTTATCACACCATAACGCATCATATCTTGAAGTCGAATGCAATGTTGACATTGGGTATAATGCTATTATTTCTTTTCTTGCTATTGCTTTCATCTTTTTTACAAACGGAATTATATCCTTACCATAAGGCGTGTTAGTTATTATTATATCACAACTATTATCTTTCATATTCATTATATCTGTTTCTTCTTTATCCGGATCATAAACACTTTCCGTTATACGAGTAAACCCATTCTGTCTCAGAACTTTTACAATACATCCTTCTACTGAACTACACGGTTCTAATATATCCTCATCTTTATCTACAGCATAACTATCTAGCAGCTGTTGCGTTAACGAATATGGAGTTATATACTTATCAAACTTATTTCTTAATGTATGCTTTTTTTGAGCTACTATCATATATATAGTGACAGTTAAAAAAAGATATACAGATTAAACTATTAGTTTATTTCAGTAGGTCAGCATTCGTGTAACTTGTTAGGATTTCTTTCACACTTGTTCCCCTGTTGTCAGCCAACAGTTTTAACTTATTTTCATCATACTTATAAGCATCAACTAACAACTTGAATAATCTTCCTTCTCCATATTGTCCATAAGTCATACGCTGTATGGTCTTATTCAAACCTGTTTCTGATATTCTTTTTCCATCGTTTGTTAGTAGTAATGGTTCAAAGTCAGCTCTACCCAATTGAGTTACAGCATCTATAAATCTTTTATCTTTTATTATATTAATCTTCTCTCCGTATGTCTTGTAGGTCTTATACTTTCGCCTTATATATACTATTTTTGTCTTATATACGATTAGGTAGTTATCCAAAGTATCACCTATTTTTTTCTTTGCTTTGTTACTTACTATTAATGCATCTAGATCTTGAGTTCTCACTCCGAAATTCACTAGCAGATAATTTACTATATATGGTACGAATAATGCTTTGTAATATAATAATAGCGCATATTCATGAAACCCTATAATGCTTAGCTCATCTGGATTAGCTGTTTCTTTTTTCTCTTGATTATGTTTCATTATGTCACCTTTGTTCTGTTCCATAAAGTGCTCTAATTCTATTACTGGTTTGTTTGCTAACTTCTTTAACTTCAATGGCACTATTATGTAGCTCTTCCTATTATTTGGATTATCTGTAATCGTCTTAATTATTGATATTATCTTTAAGTTCGAGATATCGGTTATTGGAGCATCAAATAAGCCTGACGCCATTAGCTTGTTATAGCTAGTTCTGTAAGTCTTCTTGCTATTAGCATTCTCGACTGAATTCAACAAAAGGGTTAATTCTTGGTTTTCGGACATTCTCCTTAATATAATATATCTGGATATTATTTTTTTATACTTTTTTTTTAATTCAATTTTTTTATTAAATAAAAGCTTGTACCGATTTGCTATTAGTATCGACCACCATCACGACATCAGATAAGCCCCAGGCCTGAGTAGTAACAGATGCGTTAAGAGCAGAACCCAAAAACAAATTCAAGAAAGGAGGAGCAGCACGAGTGTTTAAACCGCTAAACAATATACCACCAACCTTTTCTAAGTCGTAACCGTAGAATGCACCAGCAGGGAAGTTCGTAACTGCTTGCGCGGCTTGGTCTGAACCAGCAGGGGCAGCACGAGAATTGGCAGCGGGTAACACTAGACCATTATCAGCACCCGTTGGGACTGCGGCAATACCACCAACCGAGTTATACATCTCACGAGTAACAGCTGTGCCGTAGGACTTGGGAATAGAACCACCCAATGACTGGATAAGCACAGCATAACCTTCAGCAGGACGCTGGACATCGTTAATTGGAAGATTGGGGAAGTAGTTGCCTCCGACTTGTAACTGTCTGCTTGTAGTACCGATATTCACAGCATCATAAGCACCGTTTGGACTAACAAGACTGATAGGAATACCGAACTGATGGAAAACGGACTTAACACTTGAGTTTCTGATCTGGAGTAAAGCCTGTTGGTTACCAGCCGATCCGTTGGGTAAAGTTACAGCAGAGTTGGTGTAAGTTGCTGACTTGATGAACCATTTGCCATCTTGAAGAGTTTGTCTCAACATAGCAGCCGCTTGATCTCCGACATCCAAATATTTCATATTCAAACGGAACTCAGACAAAGTAGGAGCAACGGTTAAAGTAGCGTTGGTTGTTACGGCAGTGCAGTAAGTAACGATAGGACACAAGTTGGCAGTCGTGAGCTGTAATTGCATATTGTTCACCGAACCAATTGGGAAATACTTTTCTGTGTTGAGACCAATCAACGAGATAAGAGGGATACAGAAGTTGAAACGGTAAGCAGCGGCAGCAGTAGGTAAATCAATACCTGAGGCAGAGTTAGCATCAGTGCCCATACATATAGAAACACCTCCTACACGCTCTGATAAGCTTACAGTGTTCTGTAACAAAAAGTTCTGAAGAAGACCGTACTGGTTGACAGTTTCCAAAGGCGTGTTGTTGCTGTAAAGAACTAGGGTATCAAACCAAGAGGCAGCATTAGACAATAATTTACAGACACCACCAGTTACAGAGGCAGCAGTGCCTACAGTGTATGTAAGAGTAAAAGATACAGTTGTGTTCATACAGTCCAAAAAGACGCTATCAGACATACCAGAAGGAATGGTGAAACTAACAACTTGAGAGGAAAACTGAGATTGGACTGCGGCGTTGGCAGTAAAACTAATATTACCTAATGCACCAGTTACAGATGTAATTCCATCAGGAGCTACATTGACAGAGTAAGAACGAGCAGTATCACTCATAGAAGGAGGAAGGTCATACTTGAGGGCAGAAGGAAGCCCCATTGCGGATTGTGGAAAAGCCATTATATATAATATGGCTAGAATAAAATTTTAAAATTATTTTTTAAAGTTTTATTTTATTGTAATGTGTTCGGTTGAATTATTCCTTGCTGGATTATCGAGGTTAAAGTTGTTAGTTTGGGAGCTTCAAGATACTCTATATCTATCTGAAAAGTTAAATACCAGTCTATATTGTTAAAGTTTATTAACCTATTAAAATCATCTGTTACCGTAATATCAAAGCTTGTTATACTTCGATCTTCTATAAGTGTTTTTGTGTTAGTTTGATTAGTATAATATATCACTGCGTTCTGTGGTGAATTATTCTGTAAAGATAAAAAGACATCTGAGCTATTATCAGTTGAATTATAATTATTGAACTTTAAAAAGTTACTTCTTAAGTTTATTCTTTGTAATGGTAAAAAGTTCACTACAAACGGCAAGGTAAGACTTAGAGCTGTCGAAGTTATATCAGTTGTTCCTAGTCCGATAACTGAATTAATAGTTGATGCACTTGATGACCCATTAATTGTAAAGTTTGCTATACTATTCGTAAAAGTGAATTTTGTTGTTATGCTGCTATATGTAATGGAAAAGCTTGCTGGAATTAATAACAGGAGCTGAGCTATGAAAGTATTAACATTATAGTTTCCTCTTGGTAAGGCATAAGCTATGCTGTTAATCACAATAACATCATTCGTATAATTAATCACATAAAAACTATTCGGAACTTCACAATGGTTTATGCTAAGGTAAGCGTTTTGTATATTATCCAAGTGAAAAGTTAAGTCTGGTAGCGTCACATTAATTTTACTCTTGAATGAACCATTAAGAGCATTATCTGAGCTAATGTTAAAAATTCTGGATTTCGTTTTTATCATCTTCTTCTACTATACAGCAAGATAATTCTTCTTTATTATTATCGTTTTTTTCATCTTCATTATTGCTTTCATTATTGCTGTATGTTACCGTTACAATTCCAGCTGTGTCTTCGACTTGAAATGGTTGGAAACCCATTAGCTCCATCTCTTCTTTTACAACTTGGTTCTCATCTGAAAAACTTGCAATAACTTCTGATGCTTGTTCTAATGCTCCATACTTTGATGTTGCTATTAATATAGCGAATTCTTCTTTGATCCCTGCCTTCATTAAGTTAGATATCTCCTGCTTAATCTTAAACTCCATTATATAATATAACTAGATATTTTTATTTTATTAATTTTCTTAATTATTGTTTGAATTATAAATAATTAAAAAATTATTTTCTATTACTATTTATATGGACGAGCTAAACACCCAGAATATATCTAGCGAAAAACCTAAGAAGACTAGGGCTAAAAAGCCTAAAGTATTGCCAGAGTTATCGGTCGAAATCCCTGAGCCATCTGCCCCAGTTATCCCTCCATCTCCTCCTTCCCCTGATCCAACTGTAGCAATACAAGCACCTAAACCTAAGAGGGTAGTATCAGAAAAAACAAAATTAGCATTAGCAGAAGGTAGAGCAAAACTGCGTGAACTAAAAGAAAAGCAAAGGCAAGACCGTTCATTATTAATTGATACGAAGATTAATCAAAAGGCAGAGCGTATTGCTATTCAGAAGATGAAACTTATGAAAGACCTTAATCTTAATGAGACTGAAGATGCTGAAGAACCAGATATATCTCATATCATAACTAACAAGTCTAAAAAAGCATTAGAAAGTTTACCATTACCAGTTAAGAAACAACCTGTAATTAAAAAAAAGTTACCACCTAAAGTCATCTATGTTTCTGACGAAGAAGAAGAAGAAGAACCTGAGGTCGTCTATAAAATCAAACCTAAAGGCAAGGCTTCTACACCTGCTCCTGGTTTTACAGGAATTCAGTTCTATTAAATTTTTTTATATACATATCTATATATGCCTGTAAAAAAAGCACCTAAGGTTAAAAAGGCTAGAGCTCAAAGAGCTCAAAGAGCCCCCTCTGAGACTAATAAAAAAAAGTCTCAAAAACTCAAACAAATTCAAAAGGTTAATGTGAATGTTACTACTGGAGGCGGTGGTGGAGGATCGTCAGCACCTTCTATTGTGCCTCAGCAGTTCCGTGATACAAGAGGCGAGAATGTTCGACTTGAGAATATTCTATCTAGCATATCAAGACGATTGAATGCATCTGAAGTGAAAGCTATCCCAGAACAACCTGTACCTATTGTTACTATTAGAGACCAAGGTGTGCCAGTTCAATTCGCTCAATCTGAACCTGATATTCCGACTACTCCAATTCCAACTCAATCTACTCCAAAAATGCCTGATGCTGTTATGAACCCAGCTGGATCAGTCGAGACGATCTTCAATGCCCCAATTAATAACACGCAGTCATTGCCTGAACTAGTTGCTGACTTTGAAAGAGGTTATGAAGAATTATATGGAGGAGCACCTGAGACCATAACTCCTGTTAAAAGGAAACCAAAAAAGATACCTGCTATTCCAGCACCTACTTTTGATATGGAAACACCGAAAAAACGAGCTCCCAGAAAAGATAAGGGAGTTGCTCGTGGTTCTATTAAAAAAAAGTATATTGATGTTGGTATCGAGCAAGGTATTCCAGTTGGCAGAGATATTCAAAACGAATATGTGATGGGTGTCGAGCAATTACAATCTAGAGCTATTCAACCAGGTCAAATGAGATTAGTCTCTAATACTCCAGTGATAGAACCATCTTTTGCTTCTTCTTCGTCTGCTGATATTAACTTCGCTTAAAGTGTTTTAAGTTGTTTTCTTATATATATTAAAAAAACAACTTAAAGAGCTAATCTGTTCTTTGCAGTGTTATAATATGTCGGATCTAATTCTATTCCGATGCCGTTTCTGTTCAGGTTCTGACAGGCTACAAGGGTAGACCCTGACCCGCATGTCGGATCAAGGACTATATCACCTTCATTACTGTAATACTTAATTAGCCACTCAAGCAATTCAATCGGCTTCTGGGTAGGATGATGCCTTTCCCTTCTTGTGTTCATCGCTTCAAAGTCTAGCACGGATTGCGGTAAGCGAGGTTCATAAACTGTTCTCATTCTTGTTAGTTTGGGATTAGAATAACATGACCCATTAAGAGCATTCTTTGTGTCTCCGGAAACAACCATATTATGGTTACCTTCTATATTATAAGTAGGGAGCTTATCATAGAACACATATAGCATCTCGTGACTTCTCATCGGTTGCTTTTTTGCATTCAGAAACCCAGCTTTAGACCCTTTCTTATTCCAAACAAGATCATAACGAAACCATTTTGGATTACTAGCTATTAGGTCATAACCAAAGCGTGTAGTTGTAAAAAAGATATAACAACAGTTGTTAGTTGCTACTCTTTTTAGTTTACTCCAGAGTTCATTAAGGTCTATCTTTGTATCCCATTGGTTATCTGTCTGCCCGTAAGGTAGATCAGCTATAATTAATTGAACTTTGTTAGTATCTAAACTGTCTAAGACCTCTAAACAGTTACCTTGTAATAATATCTGGTTCGATTGCATTATTATATTACAACTATATTGTTTTTTGTTTTTTAACTTCTAACTTCTAACTTCTAACTTTTAACTTCTAACTTCTAACCTACTTTTCTTACCTTTCTTACCTTTTCTTACCTTTTCTTACCTAGATAAAAGTGTTTTTTTGATGTTTTTAAAACTATATTGTGATGATATATGCTGTGGTAGCTTTCTTACCTTTTCTTACCTTTTCTTACCTTTTTTCTAACTTTTTACGGTTTTTTCTAACTTTTTACCGTTTTTTCTCACTTTTTTCCTAATCTTATTAGATAATTTCGACCTCTAAAAGTGAAAAAGGACACCCGCCTGATAAGCTGTTTTTACTTTGTTGTGTTTTAACAGCATAAAAGGTAATATATTATTATTCTCTCTAACTACCCAAGAAAAGTGAAGTTGAAAAGTAGAGTTGGGAAAGTGAGCCCAAAAAAAAAAAAGAACATTTTATTTTTTTAAAATGTTCTTTTTTTATTTTTGGGCTCATAATGTTCAAAAATACTTCAAAAGTCAAATAATCGAAAATAGATTAGGAAATTATTACTAATCTATTTTAGAGGTAATTAATGCATAGTTATTCAGTCTCTGTTTCGCTTTCAGAACTAGAACAATTATAATTATCTATTTTATAAGTTGAATTATTTTTGTTTGTGAATTGTGATAATTCATTTTTTAAGTGGGCTATAATATTATCAGGATTATCATCAGATGTTACTACTAATTTTTTAACCAAACTTTGCTTACCAGTCTCAGTGTTATTTTGAAAATCACTCTTATGTTTCTGATATGTTTCAAAAAATTGATCATTAGTTAGATTATTTACAGTAAAGCCTAAAGCCCCACCATTAGCCCAAGAACACTGATGAATAAGCATAAGTAGGTACTTTTCTAATTGCGTTTTGGAACAATCGATCCAACCTTTTTCCTTTGTATTAACATAAAACTCACAACGCTTTTTATCAGAGCAAAAGAAAGGTCGTTTCTCTTTCGGTAGAACATCAACAGCACTACATATTAGATCAACAATAGTTTTGGATACACCTTCTATATAATCTTCAGGTTTAATTGATTTTATAATATATTTAAACCCAGTACCATCAACATTTTTAATATACTTATTATATTTTTCATCTGTAAAATATGATCTAAACTCTTCAATCGTAACAGCTTTGTTATGCTGTTGTTTTAACATATCAATTGTAGTAACTTTAATATGTGATTGTTTCTGTTTTGGTTGTTCTTTAGGTTTCTCAGATATATGACTTAGCTGATGCTTAAGTGTTTCAATCACATCATCTTTCATCTTAATTATTTCGTTCTTTAGTTTTAACTCCGCTTCTAAATCCTTAATTATTTGGAGTAATTCGTTATTTTGGACGCCATTGGGCATAGCGTGCACTATGTTTACAGATTGATTATTATTCGTTTCAGCATTTTTTAAGTGCTTCTTAGTAGTGAGATGAGTAGCAAAAAGAGTTTTCTTGGGAGTAGAAAATTCGCAACAGAGACATTCGTAGACAGTCATTTATATATAATATAAAGATAATAATTCTTTATATTATAATATTCCTAAAGTGTATTTTTAGAGATTATATTTTCCAGTTCTATATTTTCCGTTTTTAATATCTTCTAAAAAGTCGTCAATTTTATCAGGCTCAACATAAGGCACAACTGCCCAGTATACTTTTTCAAACATATCACTCACTTTATATATTACTTTTAGGTGTTCATTACTTTTTTTTATTTTATTTTTTAAAAATTCTATTTGGTTCTCTAAAAGCTCTATTTTTTCTAGTATCTCTCGTTTTTCTATTAGTTCATTATATTTACGGTCGCTATCACTGTCACACATTATATATACTATAATAGTTATATCTCTTTAAGTTGATTTCCTAAAGTGTTTTTAGATTATAATTCAATATTGCAAAGTTCTTTCCAGACTTTTTTAACAGAGTAATCCTTAGCTCTTTGCTGTAATATCTTAGCTTTATTCTTTTCATAATTGTTACGCCAAAGGTCTTGTAGATGCTCGTAATTGTTTTTGACATATTCTTTATTATAAGCCTTAACATCTTCTTTTTTATCAACTAAACCGAGATATGCTCTGTTTTTGTTTAGAGTTGCATTGAGTTTTTTACGCCATTCCTCCTCTTTCATTAGAGCTTCAGTTCTGTTGTTAGTTGTAATAGTGTCAATTGGGTTTATTTCACAACTGTACCATCCACCATTCTCATTAATGATCTGGTAAAGTTTAATAGGATAACCTTTTAAGCACTTAGTTTTATGCTCAGACTTACGAGTAGAATAGTTTTTGGTTGACCCAACATAAACAAACTCAGGTTTGTCGACAATAGTAATTGAATAGATTGTATATTCCATTATAATATAGAGATATATAATAATTCCCTTAAGTTGTTTTTTTCCTATTCCTTAATCCTATTCGATGATTAGAAACTTTGAATGTGCTGCTGCAATACTTGGAGGAGTTGTTAGTTTAAGTCTGAGAGCTTGATCGTCTTTGAACTTTTTTTGTTTTATTCTTTTTATTGTTAGCTGTTGGCATCTAAACATATCAGCCCATTCTTTTTGGTTATCAATCATATATAGCATTTTTTCAGTAAACATCTAATAAACTTTGTTAGTTTGGCTTTAGATTATTATGTTAATATATATAAGTAATGTTTGACAAGCTAACTTATAACAGAGAATATTCTAAGCTTTATTATCTTAAGATGAAGCAAAAGAAGTTACAGCTCAAAAATAATATAATAGATAATGATATAATGGCTGAACTAACAAAAGTTAAGAGACCTCAAGGCAATCTAGCTTTACAGAAAAAGCGACTAGCTAGGGAATTAAAGAAAAACGCAGAACGAGTTGCAGAGTATCGAGCTAAGAATGGACTACCTCCACTTCAAACAGATAAAGATAAGGCTGATGAAAGCAAACAACCTAGTTAATTATTTTCTAGTTATATATTATGATACGGATCAATACTAACAAAACCCCAAAGTTGAATAAACCAACTTTTACAGTTGATGGAAAGTTACACGAGAAACTAGATGATTATGAACTCACTTCTCTGATGAATAAGCATAATGTAACGCTGTACCTCGGCCGGGGCGGCTCGGGCAAGTCAACTTTGCTAATAAGTTTTTTAAATTCTAAACCTCTCTTCAAGCGAATATATCACACTATTATTTTATTCTGTCCGCCAAATAGTAGAGGCAGTATATCGAACGACTTTTGGGGCAAACACCTTAACTCAGAAGATATTTATGACGAGTTAACTTTAGATAATCTACAAGAGGCTTATGATATAGCAGAGGCTAATCGTGATGAAGGTTTAAGAACGCTAATAATCTTTGATGATGTTCAAAAGCAAATGAAAGGAGAGGCAGAAAAATTATTACTGCACATGATTAATAATAGAAGACACGCATCTCTTAGCTTATGGTTAGCGTGTCAGAATTATATTTCCATTCCAAAACAGGTACGCCAAAATTTGACCGATATGTTTATTTTTAAAGTATCAAAGGTTGAGATGAGTAATATATTCACAGAGCATTTAGAGTTAAGTAAAGAAATATTTGAAAAACTACAACAAATATTATTTAAAAAGCCGCACGAGTTTTTATATCTGAATACGCTAACTGGACGGCTATTCCAAAACTGGGACGAAATAATAATTGATTACGAATAATATAAAAATATTATATTCGGCTATAATATAATGTCTCGAGTTAAAGAGTTTTTCAAAAAAGTTGGAGGCGGAGCACGAAAGTTTTTCAGTAAAGCGGACAGCACTATTTCTAGCGGTCTAGGTAAATTAGGTGGTGTTGCTCAATCTGTGGGCAAAATCGCCACATCTGCTCTGCCAATCGCCGCAGCATTTGCTCCAGAGCTAGCTGCTCCTATCGCTCTCGCTGGTATGGCTTCTAATGCAGCTGGTGCTGGAATTAAAAGAGCTCAACAAGTTCAAGGAAGTGTTCGCAGAGGTGTAGCAGATGTTAAGAGAACTATTCAAGCCCCGTTACCTGTAGATAGCGGTGCTTTTAACCCCGCACCTATGTTTGCATAATTATAATATATTTTTATATAACTCTATATTATAATGGATAAACCCAAGAAAATATTTAAGGTTAATTTAGTCTCAAGTGATACTACGAGTTGGGCGGGTAGTTTATATAACGCATCTTACTTCGTCGATATGAAGACGATCGTGCGAGATATAGAAGATTATAAAAAAGCTTATAAGATGACTTTTTCTTTTAAAGGACTAGAAGACGCTAATATTCTTACTACTGAAATATATGGTATTCATATTGATATGGCGAAAGCAGTTCCAATCACACAATACACTACTACTAACAGATTATATACTGGTATGTTAGGTCAGCAGGCGTGGGAAGGTAGAGGCATTGGATACTTTAGCACTGTTCCTGATGATAATGACGCAACCTATTATACTAATATCCAGAATATAGATAGAATTGGTATAAGAGTGTTTGCAATTAATGCGAATACTCAATATTCACCCGCAACTTCGGGTACAACTCCGAAGAACTATTTTTGTCAGATTTGCTTTGAAGAGGTATAAGCGAAGCGAAGCAAAGATATTATAATATAATTTTATATATATATACTATAATATGGAGATGACAATAGCAAAACCAAAGAAGAGTTTTAAGATTAATTTAATTTCTGCTGATACGACAAGCTGGAGCGGAGCAAGTTTATATAATCACGCTACTTACCCTATCAATATGAGGTCAATAATTACAGACCCAGCTGACTATCAGAAAAAATATAAGATGACATTCGCTTTTAAAACTGGAGCATCAACAACCTCTTCGCTTTGGAACGATGCCGTGTTTTTAATAGCGTTGGACTTTCGTAAAGGGTTACCTATCGCACAATATAATAAATCGGCATTCACATATAGCGGTAATCTTAATGGTTATATGAATATCACATCAACAGGAACATATACAGCAGGTAATGGATACTTTGATACCAAACCAAAAGACAATGCACCAGCATATATGGAAAATATACAAGATATAGACAACATTACATTATCGGTATGGGAGATAGAATATGGCCGTTATTTTCCACCTAATAGCACAGGCACATTAAATTATATGTGTGTTGTTACTTTTACAGAAATATAATGAAATAGATATATTATATAGTTATATTATATGTCTAACTTCCCAACTTTAGATGGTTTAAATAATATTGATGCTGATAGTGGAAACCTAACTAACATTACCTGTCAGACCTTTATCGCAACGAGTTCAGCTCAAGTGCCTACTGTTTTACCTGGATCATCGGATAATAATGCTGCCTCTACTGCTTTCGTTGATGACGCTATATCAACCGCAACCAGCACTTTAGTCACTACAAACACAACACAAACGCTAACAAGTGGGACTAAGTTTTTCACAACTAATCCGCAGTCATTAACATCAGCAGCCCCAACTTTAAATAATGAATATACAAATAAATTATATGTAGATACACAAATTTCAACAGCGGGTGGTTCATTTGTCACACTTGGCGGGTCACTACAAACTATCACAGGAAATAAAAATTTCACAGGAACAACTATTTTAGGTGATGTATTATCAGCAGACCAACCTTGCCGTGTTTCTATTACTAACACTACAACAACTGATAGTAATGTTAATGGAACTGTTGGTGGTGAAAGTGTTTATAATCAGGTGAGATTGGGAGGGCGTGGATTTTATATAGCACAAGGTGTTGCTAGTAGTGGAGCTCATCAGTATTTCGGAGTTAGTGGCGGTGGAGCACCAGACCCCGAATTTGTTCTTACGCTAAAAAATGGGACTGGTATAAAAGTTAGTAGCGGAACTGATACAAGCACATTTACAGAACAATTAAAAGTAGTTGGAACAAGTAGATTTACAGGTGTTGGAACATTTGAAGTCAGTCCTGTTTGTGCAGTTACGCCAACCACTGCAAATCAGTTAGTTCCAAAAACTTATGTAGATACAAATTTTGTTGATCTTTCTAGCTCACAAACAATTTCTGGAAATAAGACGACAACAGGAAATGCCGTATTCTGGCCAACAACAGGCACAACTACAATCCGAGGAACACAGTGCGATATATTTGCAGACACAACTTTTCTCACGGGCAATACAACAAGTGTATCGGGAACATTAGCGGTTTTTAATTCTGCTACATCATATTTTGGTGGTTCTCTTTTTAATATGTATTCTACGACTTTTGTTGTTGGAAATACCTGCAATAGTTTTTACATAGATGCTTCATATAGTAATTTTGTTGGCGATGAAACTTTACTACAAAGCCCTTATACTACAATTAGTCCTCTCTGTCTTAATTTTTATAATGATGCTATTACAACACATTTACGCAGTCCAACAATTAATATGACGAGTGCTTGTACTAATTTTAATGTTAATGCTGTAAATACAAATCTATCAGGGTCAGTAGTAACAGCAACCACCCAGTCCAGTTCAGATAACAGCACCAAAATAGCAACAACTGCTTTTGTTAATGCTTACGCTACAGCAAATTATATGACACTAACGGGTAATCAAAATGTGTCAGGCACAAAGACATACAGCACAAAGCAAGTATTCAACGCAGGAACAGCTTCAAGCACTTATGACAATACAAGTCTCACGGACATGAGTTTAGCAGGGAATAGCGGTAATGGGATTTTAACTATTGCAGGTGGTAGGATTGTAACGGATACTTTTGGTGTACGAATAGCAGAAACTCTTAATTTACAATTAAACGAAGCGACCTTTATACAGCCAAATCCATCTCTATCGCCAATAGATGAACCTGTTTTTACATTTGGTTTGAACCAACTTGCCGATTATATACTTATACCTCCTGCTAATACACAATATGACGCAACAAAGAAAATAAATACTGGTATCTTTTCTTGGTTTGCTGGAAACAACCAGTCAACTACATTCACTATCACGCATAGCATAATCAATAACAGAATATCAGGGTGGCCTACTTATCAAGAGTTAGAAGTGTATTTTTATTTTCAAGATATGAATACAGGCATTATACGCTACCAAACGGGCAATTTGGCCGACACGACCCCCTTTGTTATGCTTCCAAGTTCTACATATGTAAGACCAACAATTACTTTTACTTTGACAACGGCGACACTCCCACAAGGAGCATATAGCATTTATGCGTATAGTAGAGCATCAGGCATAAATGTAGCAGGAACACAACAAGTTAATTGGAATTTATCATCCCCTGTTAGTTCATTTGCTACAACTCAAGATTATAATACACCAAAGGATTACACATTTACAAGCAGGAATTTATATCACTGCTTCCGTAATTATGTAGCTGGGGTATACATTATTAATAATATAGCCGTAGCACAAAATATTATGTTGCCTATTTTTTATTCTGTTACCGATTTAACCAATATAATGTCTCAGCCTACAACGAGTGGAGCAGTCCCAACAACAGATGGCGGTGCATTTTCAGGGGAAACAGGTGTTGGAAATTATAATGTGCTTGGGTGTGATAACAAAGATAATTATTGGTTAGTATATCC